ATTATTCCTCCAAGGGCGTGGGTTCGGGTGCTTCAATGCGGGCAATTAACATCCGATATGCGGAGATCGTGGACTGAGCTTGAATCAAAAAAGTACGAGCCTTTTCTGCTTCTCGCTCAAGTTCCTCGATCTCGCAAACCAAGAATTCCTTGGTGATCTGCATTATGCGAATGAAGCGTAAGCAGGGACGTAATACACAGTGCCGCCAATCATCACTTTGATTGCTTTAGACACCGTAGTTACGCTGGTTGCAGCAGGTGCAATTGTGGCAGCGGGAGCAGTTTCAATATTCATCAACAAAGGAATTTCACCTGTGTTTGAACCGCTGTCAGACACACGAATAAACGAAGCTGTAGCAGGTAAAGAAGCGTTAACTGTGTAAGCAGTGTCCAATTGGATAACAGCCAAAGTACCGCCGGGGGTTGCATCACTGCCACCCAAAGTAGCACGAATAGCGTTAGCCGCACCAGAAATAGTGGCCGCAGAACCGTCAACACTCAAAGAAATGTGAGCGCCGTTAATAGTGCCAGCAGTTGCAGCCGCAGTGCCAGTTACTACGGAGAACGCACGAAGCGTTTCACCAGAGCCTGTGCTTGTGAAAGTCAACTTGTTGTAAGACAAGCGAGTGTCACCACTGGCCGCGCTAGTCGTAGCGTAAGAACCGTTCAACACACCAGAAGATGTGAGCGCGATAGGATCGCCAGACGAGCCAACTTGTACCGAATCAAATGCTGGGTCAGCGAATGCAACGCCAACAGCTTTAGTATTTGCCATGATTAAATTCCTTTATCAATTCCAAAAGGGAGAAAAATAGGAGCCGAAGCCCCTATTTAGATTTAGCCCAAGTTATACACAACGTAAGTGCCGTCACCGGTCTTACGGAAACGGAAAGTTTGGCTAGATGTCACAGCGATAGCAACCAAAGCGTTGCCGCCATCAGTTACACCAGTGTTAACAGCCAAAGTCACAGTGCCAGAGCTGGTTCCGATGTTGACAATTGACAGATCAAAAGTGCTACCAACAGTAGCGTTGGGAACTGCTGCGTCAATTGCTGTGCCTAAAGGAAGCGTGTATGTTGCCGCAGATGCGCTGGGGTTAGCCACCAACATCTGATTGACAATTTGCGCTGCCGTTAGGGTTGCTGTAGCCGTAGCTGTCTGAGGGGCGGCCATTGCGCCCATGATAGTTTCTTGACGGTTGCCTGCACCAACTTGGTAACCGCCTGCGCCATTAGGTAATGCCATGATAATTTCCTTAAAAAGATGTTAAGAAGATAGGGGCCGAAGCCCCGATCAGATTAGCCCCAGATGCGGCAGCCCATTTGTGGGCGGATTGTGCTAAAACCGTACAAAACGTCAATACGGCAAGGCATACGGTCATTGTTAATATCGTACTGGCGCACGATACGCAAAGAAATACCGTTGTGGACTGCGCGAGCAGCCATGTCAACACCTTGGGGCAACAACAAGTCAGCAGTTGCAAAGGTGATGGCATCCTTGTGGTAAACCAAGTTTTGTGCGTACTGCGTAGAAGCAGCGCCCACAAACACAACAGCCTTACCAGCGACAGGGAAGCTGTCAACGGTAGCCAAAGCATTGGCAGCGGTGTAGATAGGAGCAACAGTCACAACGATTGCAGTGCTAACAGCAGTTGCATCGGCCAAAGCTACGAACTGGAACAACGAACCAGTGGATTCACGGGTTTGTGGGTTTACAGCAAAGCAGTCAGCAACAGTGAACACGTCGCCAGCTTTAACTGTCAGGCCAGAGCCAACGGTCAAAGCAATGCTAGCAGCACCTTCAGTAGCCACAGTGGTAGTCACAGAATTGCCAGTAGCAACGCGAGTGCCAGTGGTGTGTTGCTTGATTGACTGAGACATGTTGATCTCATCAAAGCCCAACACGCCAGTGCCCATCATGCCGTTCTTGAATTGCTTGCTGATAGTGTCTGTAGGATTGAACAGACCTTTCATGCCTTCAACCAAGCCAGCGTTAGCAGCAGGGTTCACGGTAGCGTAACGTGGAGACATCACAGCTGCGTTCTCATTCAGCTTCTGTTGGGCTTGGAGCAAGACCAAAGAAGTAGAAGGAGTGGTGCCAGGAGTACCAACGGTGTTACCGATTGATTTGTACGCATTGGCCACGTCTGCATCAATAGAAGATGCCAACTGGCTGATACGAGGCTTCAACACACGCTCAGCGAAGTCATCCAATTGCATGGTCAATTCAGCAGATGTGAAGTTGACACCGATGTGCTTTTGGCTGGCAACGGTCAAAGTGGTGAACTGTTCGTTGTCGTCTTGCACTTGCAAGGCAGCACCGTCAGTTACCAAAGCGCGGTCAGGTAAACGGATACGCAGTGTAGAGCCGATCTTTGCGCCTTCAACAGCGAAAGAATCGTCATACTGGCGGTTCACGTTGCGGGTGATCACAAGGTTGTTCTCAAGGATTTCGAGAGATTTTCTTGTGATCATGTCGATCGTCAGAATAGTATTAGACATTTCAGTCCTTTCAAAAAAAAGTCAAAGTTTTAGCGGTTCTGCGCTTCCCACTTTTTCACTTGTCGTTTGCGTTCGGCTTCAATCCACTCTGATGCGTTCATGGTCTTGGTAGACCTTGGATCAGTAGTGTCATAAGCCGACACTCCATTGGAGCGTGCGGTGACAAGAGAAATCGGCGCTGGCGCAGATGTTGTTCTCTTAACTGGGGGCGAAGAAACCAATTTGGCTTCAATTTTCCCAATCTCTTTCGCCTGACTGAGGGGCGACATGCGTGAGATGCGATCTGCTTCTTTTGGATTAGAGCCGAGATAGTACGCTAACTCTGGCCCAACGTCCGAAGACTGAATCGTTTCTGCCATCACGTTGGTGATTGGTAACTTGGGGTTGTAAGCGACTTGTTCAAAGTCATCATACTTAGTCCGAGCTTCTTCTTCACGATCGTGATAACTCTCAAGAACAGCCGATTGTTGCTTGGCTGCTTCACGTTTGGCGATCAGTTCTTCTGCCTTTTGGTAAGCCAATGCTTCCGCATAATGCTCAGGGCTTTCAAATTGATCAACGGATGCAGTTGGAGCAGCTCTCACGATTTGCGTTTCCGCAGACCGCTGTGCTTGTTCTCTTTCCCACTTACGTTGCTCTCTTGCGAGGCGTTTGCCAATAGCAGCATCAAGTTCCTCTTGCGAGAATGTCTTGCTTGGCTGTGTTTCAGCTACTTCCGGCGTACTTTCAGCAACTTCAGGTGTGGCCGTCACATCCGTGGTTGGCGCGGAGTCTACTTCCGCTAGGGCTTGGACTTCTTGAGTCATTTTTTCTGAATCCTAAGATTCCTCGGTCAACTGGGCCGATACAGTTGTTTTAATCTTACACCAGATTACTCTGGCTGTGCAACTTGTTGTGACGCAACGTATGCAGCAATAACTTCAGCCGTGTGGATAGATGCGGCAATTGCTCGCACTTTGGCATCTTCACCACTTACGTCATTACCAGGCGCAACAACGTGGCGGTGAAATGTGTTACTAATTTCTGCGCCATTTTCTTTAACGGCAATTTTGGTGCGAACTTGAATGCAGCCGTTTTCAACAACTTCAATTAAATCAACAGATGTAATTTTTTCGAGAGCCATGGTATTTCCTTTTAACAGTCAGTTGCGCCAGCAAACGCTGGCAGGGTTTTAAGATGTTCGTAGGCTTGTTTAATCGGGTTGTCGCCTGCAAGGTTGTAGGCGCAGTTAAAAGACGCATCAGCAAAATGAGGCAAACCTGAGTTGTCTTTGTAAGACCTGACTTGAAAAGTCATTTCGTCTTTTCCAATTTGCAAACCTTCAACACGGTGATATGCGTCAACAGCATCAAAACCTTGTTGCGTAGTCACTGTATTTTTTAAGGCCATGATTGTTTCCTTTACACTAAATTAGCCATTGCTTTCCAAGTACCAGGGGTTCCTGCTACCGTACAAATCCATCCTGCTGGTTGACCAGCCGCTGGCGCAGAATTCATCACTACGTCCGTTACTCGCCAAGTTCCAGTTGTGGGAACAGCGGATTGTTTTGTTGCTTTAAAGGTGTCGTTTTCTACGTTGTCTTGCAAGATCAATTTGCCACCAGTAAAGTCAGCAGCCACATCAACATACAACGCTTTACGAAAATAATTGTTTGTTACGATAACTGGTGGCCCAAGAACGCCGCCAATAGAAATACTATTGGTTGGTGTTGCAGACATACACCGATTGTTGTCAACAAGAGATTTTCCAGGGCTATATAACAAAATGTCATGTGTTGCAAACCCAGTAAATGTATTGTCTCGTATAGTAGCGTTCCATTGATACGTTGCAACAGCAGTATTCAATTGAATTCCGATAGCAGCAGTAGCTGTACCAATAAAATAATTATTTTGAATGTTTGTTCTAGTGTCAATAGTTTCAACGCCTTGCGCGGCCCCAAAAATACCTGTGCCCGTACCAGAAACTTCAATGTAGTTGTTGCAGATGTTATAACCGCCCGCAGGGG